TCCATAAACACCGCCATAACTTTGAAAGGCACCGTCCGGATCTGGTTGTCCTTGTTCTCGTAGGTGTGAGAAGTTGCCTGGTATATTCGGTAACCCAGCCTCAACCAGGCTACCAATTTCGCTAAGGCTCGTCGTTCCTTCGACGAACCTATGATGAAGGTTAGGTAAATTGAAATGTGCTTCGTCAGCCGCGCCGAACTTAGTCCCTATCAGGGCGAATAGCTTGTCGTACTGCGTTCTGAGCACAGACGCGCCATTAGCTAACAACCAGCCGTAAGGGATATCGCCGCCAAGGTAAGGAATAATCGAACCTACCGGACAAGCGCCGCCGCGCTGAATAAAAATTTGTAGAGCTCGTAGAAACTGACTGACGAGCTCCGCTTCGTTGGTCGGATTTACATCTTCATCTAACTGATTTTTGATAAATTCACCGACTGCGTGTGCGATATTTGCGCCGCCCACGATAGCGGCGTTAACGTCGCCTGAAATTGCAATACCTGAGACGAAGCCACTGGAGCGAACTGCTTTAGTCTGCCAAGTGGCGAGCGGGGTAACATTTGGATTGGCGCCGGCGCAAAAACTGAGAATGTTGTTAGTAGCCATGAGAAAAACCCATAAAAAAAGCCCCGCAAATTGCGAGGCTTGTTTGAGAGAAATTTGAGATTTAGTTAGCGATGATTTCCGCCCATCCGGAGGTATCGAAACCCTGTAGTAGAGGAGTATTCATATCGAACGCGAATAGCGGCAGGTTGTCGTATTGAGTGAGCATGAAAACGTTTATTCGTACGCCAGCGGGTTTAAACGGAGCTATTTGCTGAAGGAATAGAGCGCGTTGAGCGCTGGATAATGCCTTACCGACGACACCGATCGAGATAGTCATATCCTGATGGTCTTCGATAACGACACTTAACGTACCGTTAAAAAGAGAACGAACGCCGCTGTAAAATTTTTCCGGCGTTCCGTCCCATACGTTCGCGAGAATCTGTAGTTTGAGCAGGAATCGATATGAGTCATCGTCTAGTTTCGTCATTCCGCTCGTAGCGTCATATTCTCCGCACCAAACACCGCGATCGAAACCAGTAATCTCTGTATCGTCGAACGTGAAAAATACGCCCTCAATCGGAATAGATACGTAACGATTACGTCCGACCCACTCGCCCACTACGTCAAGCTGTTTTCCGACGGCTGAATCTAAGTCATAATCAAACGGTACGCGCTCCATTAACGCCTGTAACTCAAGTACAGGGCCGAGTAACGAACGGAGCGTTTCAACGAATCTCGGCTTGTCTCGGTGCTCTGACGGAACGCGCTGTAAATACGTATTGAAATCAGTCATTCGTGATTACCTCAACGTCCGCGATGTCGCAGTGCGCTACCTCGTTAAATCCGACAGTGATGTTTGTAGAGGCGAATGCGCCTGAGTTTTTAGCTATCTGAATAGATGTGATGTCGTAGCTAATATCGCTGTCGTCATTCTCTAAGTTAGCGGGCACGTAGAGCTTAGAAATACGCACCGTTTGACCGAAAGTTAAAGAGTTAATGTAGTCAACGACCTGCGATTTAATCGAGTTGTAAAGCTCAGTAGTAAAGCCAGTTAGCGGCTCTAACGTAATCTTTACTTTGATGTGTACGACGGTAGGACGGAAGAAGTTAACGATCATCGGAACTTCTTCGGAGTCTTTAACGGTAACGCTTGTAGTACCGTAGGTTCCTGTGCCAGCTGTTTTACGTAGTTTGATAACGTCGCCGATAGCTTGAGCGTCCCCTCCCTCTACGACTACCGCGATAGAGTGACTAGGTATCCCGTTATCGTCTGTAGCGCTCGTATCGTTTTCGTACACGATTGCACGCGTTACGCCGTCAACGTCCAGCACGCCGCCTAATATTCCCTTGAGCACAGTTTGCGAAGGCTGAGCAGTTGAATACGTTTGTCTAACGCGTAATTCCGCGTCGGTTTCCGTATCACGTCCGGGCGCGGCCTCAGAGTTATTTGTTACTGAAATCCAACCTTCGGTAGGCGTAGCGATACGAGTAACAGTACCGGCACCGGCTCTAACATCTCCTGCGTCGTCACATGTCGCAGTTACTGTTATAGAGCCGCTCGTAGAGATAACAACTTCAGGCGGTAAATTCCATACATGAGCGTCTTTCGACGTATCGCGTACCTGTCCGTTCGTGATCGTCGTACCTGCGTTACCTGTAATGACGACATCAACGCTTGAATGTGTAGAGGATTGTCGAGCGATACCGTTAATCTTTACTTCGCGGCTTAACGCGTCCCCGCGGGCAGTTGCAGGAGAGAAGTTATTAAACACTTCAGCGCATAGGAGCGCTAAATCGTATTGAGATTGAGCAAAATGCGCGACTAATTGTCCGTCTTGCGTGTCAGCGTCAAGATTGATGTCAGAGCCGTAAATCGAACGCATAGCCGATTTATTGAACTCTAAAAAATCCTCGAAATCGGCAACAAAAAAGCCCGCGGCGTCGACGTAGGCTAGTTCTTTTAGATCAGGCATTTACCTTCACCTCTCCGTAAATAGTATCGAGCGTTACATCGATACGTAAGCGCCTCGTATCGGGGTCGAACGCTGTAGAAAACTCGGTAATCTGATTAACGCCCGCGGTTTCTCTGATACGCTGATAAATCGCCTGTACCGCCTCGGTTTGCGTGTGTTTTCCTAAAACTTGTTGGTAATACGGCGTCCCGTCGTTTGTATCTAAATACCATTCGCGCAGCCACATTCTTAGCCGCGTAAGCACCGACTGAGCCACAGCTTCGGCACTGTCTATGAAATAGTTATCGAGGCCGGCGCCGAATGTCATATCGCCGTTTTCGTCTAGTTTTCGATATTTCATATTTATTTATCCGGCGCCGGGCCGTGATTGTGCGTATGAGATTGAAGTGAAACCGTGCCGGAGGAAATATCGCCAGTCGCGTGAATCGTCCCTGTAACAGAAGCGCCGTTACCTCCGCTGACTGTCAGGCCACCTTGCCCAGTAATAAGGCCCGTAACTTTTAACGGGCCTTGTACGGTGTTATCCGGGCAAACGACCTTAGACTTTTTCGCTGTTACGTTTACTTCGCCATTGATATTGATGTCGAGTTTTCCAGCAGTAAGGCTTATGTAGTCTGACCGCGAATCTGTACGTATCTCGATAGCGTCAGCGGACACGTCCGATAATTTACGCGGCTGAGACGAAAGACCAAATATCGCGATAGCGTCGGATAGATCATGCGAGCGCGAGTCTTTAGGCGACTGGACGCCGCCGCTTTGCCACCAGAAATCGATACAAGCGTCAGCGAATACGACTAGACATTCGTCACCCTCAGAAACAGGATACGTAATACAAAGACCTCCAGCGCGAGGAAATGCGATAGGCACCTCAGTAAGCACGGGATACGGAGTCTCGGTTACGTTGCCCTCGTATCCTCTAAGTTTGCCCATAATCGCAGGTCTAACGGATACAACTTGACGGTCTAAATCTACAGCTGTAACGATAGCTGGCATAGCTACACGAATCTGCGCTTTTAAATCCTCGGATTTTTGACGCTCGATTTCTTCGGGCGTAGCGATTCTTTCGAGTTGATTCATTTTTTCGTGGTCTTTTTAGTTGACGGGTCTAACGAGCACGCTTTAATTTCTGTGCTCCATTCGTTACCGTGGGTATCGCCTGAGTGTTTAAGCGACAGGATTTTGAAGTCACCCGTTAAAAATTCGGACTCGATTCTTATCGGGTCGTAAATACGTAGGAGCGCGTTAAGGCAACAACTCACGGTTACGCCGTCTTTATCCTTCTTCGGACTGCCGATCATTCCGGTATCGGGCCGCAAAATAAACGCCTTACGGTCATCGCGTGTAGCGTTTTTCTTGCAATAGACTAAATGTCCATCCTGCACTGACCACTGAGTATCAGAGTTTTTCGAGACCTCACGTGAATAATTACGAGCCGCACCGAATAACACGCGCCCACGCGGATACTTAGTCTCATTACTGACAGCTTTTAAATCGTCGTTTTTAACGCCTCTTTCTTTCATAGCGTTAAACGATTTCTTAGCGATGTCGTTATTAGAGTATCCGGCGCCGACTGTCTCATTTACGAGCGCGTATGAATAGCCGCTTTGACCGTCGCCAGCGTCGATACTGAGAATCGTATCGGCTCCGTTTCTAACCTGCGACGTACTAATAATGTTTCCGTCAAAGATGACAGCGTTATGAGACTCGTAGCCAGCCTGTAGAACAATGCGTTTTAAATCACCATCCGCGATACGCGCTACCGTCGTTTTAGATAAGTTATAGATGTCGATTTTCGCTGTATTCGGGTCTTGGAGCGCTGTTTTTTCTACGTCGAACGAGACTCTAAAGCCGCTCAGGTCTAATCCGTTGCCGTCTTTATCTCCGACAAGGAGCGTAATTTTTCGCCAAAAGTTAATCACTTGTAACTACGATTAAATGAGAATCGATACCGAGGTTTGTTTCTGTAGGGTCTGCCTTTTCGTCGCCATCCGTGACTACGATTAGGCCGAAACCTAGTTTTAGATGCTCATACTGCTGGAGTAGATTTTCGCCAGCGACTAGCGCGAGATTCCGTATTAGCCAGTCGTTCTCAGAACGTCCGATATCGAGCGTCCACGCCTGTAGCGGCTCATTCCATTTAGTGCGCAATAGGTAATTAACGCTGTTAATCTCAACGTTAAATTCCTCAGCGAACGTATTTAAAGGGATTTCAAACGTCTTCATTTTGTTAATTTCTTAATGCCATTCCAGGTTTGCTTAGCTATCGTTTTTTCTTGAACGGGCTTTTCTTGAAGCTGTTTTGTGCCGGTTTGAGCGGTTTTAGCCGTTACGTTCGGGTGCGCTTGCTGAGACCGAGGCGGCATATTCGTAGCGAGCGGGAACGTAATCAAAATTTCCTGCATTGTCAGTGTGCACTTCAAGATGCGCGCTGAATGCGAATCTTGATTAGCCGTTACAGACACTAAAAGCATATTATCGTAACGTCTTAGACCCGTGACAGCGGTAAACGGTACGCCGCTATACATTAAATCTAAGAGACGCTGATACGTCCCCTGAGGGTCTGAGCGCTCACCAAAGACGACATCCCACGTAATGTTTTTAGGTTCTCTAACGATGTGATCGGTTCCCTGCGTACCATCCTCTATCGGATACTGCGTAGCCGTGACCGCCATGTTATGCGTCTCGGTTATCGAGCAGAAATCGGAAAACGCCTCGAACCTCCGAGACGGTTTAATTTGAAGCAGTTTTCCGACGGCTGTACCGGCTAATCCTAGTACCTGCGTTTCTAAGAAAGACATTGTTAGCCACCTTGCTGTAGATATGCTCGGTTAGTTGAGCCGGCGATTTCTTTAGCCTCTTTTACGCTACTGACGGTAATTGTTTGATGTACCTGAGCGTTGTTGTTATACGTGGTGCTAGAGCGCTGATTATTGTTAGTCGTGGTTGTCGGCAAACTGGATGCAGCTTTATCGTCATCCTTTTTACTTCCCCACGAAAACAGGCCTTTAATTGCGTTAACGCTCGTATCCCAAGCGCCAGTAACCATGTTTCCAGCTTTTTCCGTGGCCTCTTTACCGAAGTTTTTAACGGAGTTAATTAAATCATTCCACCACTGAGTAAACGCTTTACCGATGTCGGTTAGCGATTTCATAGCTCCGTCACCGATAGAGTTCCACAAATCACCAAACCACGTACTCAATCCAACGAATGTAGAAATAATCCCGTCATAAACCCCTTGAGCTTTTTGAAAAATAGTATTTTTTAGCTCATCCCATTTGTTAGAGGCCTCAGTAATAGCGTTATTCCAGCTATCGGATAAAAAGCCTTGAATCCTTTCGCCTAATAGCGACATCTCGTTAGAAATCGTATCGGCTTTAGACTTCCACCAGTCCGCGCTAAAGAAATTACCGACGATTGTTTTTAGACCGTCAAAAATTCGGCTCATGTTGTCAAGCCACACCTGAGCCGCTGACCAGTCAAATAAAGAATCCTTTCCTTCTTGCCATCCTTTAAAGTCGTCATATAACAAGCCTAAAACCGTTATTAACGTCATTACTGCTGTAATAATGCGACCTATCGGAGAAGCCTTAAACACCATATTTAAGACTTTCCATGCGGCAGTAACTAATCCGATGTATATAGGCCATTTACCGAGAACCTGAAACATTTTTCCGAGTCCGGTAATAAAACCTGTAACTAGATTTGCGCCAATTGATACGGCTTCACTAATAGGTTCTACATAGCTTTTAATCAGTCCGGCGTTTTCATCAATCAGCTTAGAAACGCGTTCTATCGCTGTTGTGATAGACGGAAGGACACGTAAAACAAACGCAGTAATGATGTCATCAAAACCGCGCTTAGTAACGTTAATAGCGTCGTTGTATTTACCACCTAACTCTGCTGCTTCGTCTACATTGATTCCAAGCGCTTCGGTACGTTTGTTGTATTGATCGATAATCTCAGTCGTATCAGACGTGAGCATTCCGATCATCGAGCGATCAAGTCCGAGACGCTGAATGTACGCAGATTGCTCAGCTTTACTCAGGTCTTGAATCTTGACTTTGATTTCATCAAGAACTTGAGTTGTAGTTTTTACGTTTCCCTGCGCATCTTTCGCAGACAAGCCGAGTTTTTCAAAGACTTGCGCGCCCCGTCCAATACCCTGAGCCGCTTCGCCTATCGTTCGAGAAAGGTTCTCAAACGAAGCTGTAGCTGTATTTGCGTCTGAGCCTGTAAGCTCAGCCACATATCCGAGCCGATCTAACTCTTTTACGGTGGCGTTACCAACACGAGAGACGACATCGCCGAGATCGTTAAATTTGTCGGCTGTACGCTGAATAGCTACAGCGACGGAACCGGCGGCAATAGCGGCGCCGGCCCATTTAGCTAGGCTAACGATTTTGTCAGAAAACGAGCCTACGGCTTTCTCTGCGGCAGATAATGACGCAAGATCGACTAAGGCGCCGATTCTGAGATTTACATCGTTTTTAGTTTCAGCCATTTTTACGCTCGTAATACTGATAAACGCGCTTCTCGTTTTCGTCGTTCGCGTCGATAGCTTCGTTTAGTAGAACTAAGTCACCGAGCGAAACGGACGAATCGAAAAGAGACTCAAAAGACAAAAAGCCCCGCAGAACGGGGCGCATAAGAAAAGACTCAGGAATATCTAGGAGGCGTACGGAGTCACGCCATTCAGGTGGCGTTAGCTCAACTTGTTTTCGTTGAGCCAGTCTGTAAAAAAATCTTCAAAGTTGTATTTAAGGGCCTCGTACGTGATTTTGTACAACGATTTAATGTTGTTCAGCTCTTCGCACGTAATTTCGCCCTTATGAGAGCAGTATTCAATCTCCATCCCTGCCGCTACGACTTTAACAGACGGCATTAAATGTTTAAATATCAATTCATCCCGCCTGTCTGCCGGCATGAATTTATTTACAGCCTCAGCGATAGCAGAGGCTATGGCGATTTGATTCTGCGGATTTTTAATAATTACGTTTACCAGCTCATTAGCTTGAGTCGTAATCGGGAAAAAATATTGATTAACGATGTCGTGCTGTTGCTTAGCAGACAAACGATATAAACGAACGGTAATTCCGTTAACAGTAATGTCATGAGATTTAGTCATTCAATTAAGCTCCGATAGACGTAATTTGTCCGCAGTTGAGCGTTACGACGATAGAGTCGCCCTTAGCTTTTTTGACGCCGTGGCCTGTTATTGACTGGATAGCGACTTGCGAGCCGGTATGCGTGATTTTCATGTCACGGTCGAGAATCGTCACTGTATCCGAGCCTGTAGAACCGGTGCCGCGCTGAGTAGCGTGTAACGCCATGAAGAAGGCCACGCAAGGAGACGAAGGCAGGTATTCAAGAACGATCGTACCTGCGCTTGTTTCGTATTCGCTCCAAATAGAAGAACCATCAATAGCTTTATTACGTTCGCCGAAATCCTCGTCGAGATTGATCGTAATTCCGTTATCGGTCAAACCCTGCTTTAAATCGAACGACACGCCACCAAAAACAGCGTATGCGGCACTTGCGCGAGCAATGCTATATGTTTGTTTAGACATTTTGAAATTCCATTAAAAAAGCCCTGCGTTCGTTTGCAGGGCTTGTTTAGAAAATGACTTGATTAGCGATTGATGTTGACTATGATCGGTACGCTGTGAATAGCGCCAGCGAGTTTGATACCGGCCTGAATAACCGGAGACTTGCGGGCCTCACGTTCGTTCTGCAACTGATCGTTAACAGACGGTGCGTACAAGTAATAACCTTTTTCGAGATAAGCGCCGGATTCAAGGTCGCCGAACGGGTCACTATTCCACACCCCCGGCGCCACAAATCCGTTAATGACGGCCTGATCGATAGCGTTAGCAACAGCAGCCATAAGTCGCGCCACTCCGTCATCAGTCTGCGGAATTTTCGTTTTGGACTGATAGGGAACGTTGTAAACGGTAGTCTGAATTAAATCCTGCAACCAATCAGATCCGTGGCGTTCATCCGCCCACATACCGGACGACATGACGCCTTCTTGAATAATGTACGTATCGTTCGAATAAATAGCGTACTTATTGACGTTACGCGCCGTGAGATTCGTATCCTGAGACTGCGTGAGATTCGTCGGCTGGAGGCTCGGAGCCTGCTTGAATTTCAGCGTAATCGTTGTCATCGAGCCGCTGAAATTAACGCTAAACATACGACCTAAAGCAGACGCTACGAGATATTTATTCAGTCTGTAGGCCGAATCGTTAGCGTCGTATTCAGAGGCGAATACGATAGTGCGCGTAAATTGGCCGCGTTTGAGTTTAGACGGAAGGTCTGTAGATTCATCGGTATAAACGGAGTCAGCGCAAGTAAGATCAGTAAGCGTAACGCCGTAGATATGAGAGTCTGTAGCGGCCTCAACGATCTGAGCGATTTTAAGAATTTCGTCGTCTGAGACTGTAGCGCTGGTGGCTGTAATAAAGCCGTAGAAATTTCTGCCGTAGTCAGCGAATAACTTAGATACAGCGGTACTAATTGCCGTGTCTTTCGTAGAATCCCAAGCCTCAGCAATAATCAAAGTTTGCGGCTTAGGAGACTGAGAAAAATAAGCCATAGCTGCTAGCGTTTCCGGTGCGTCATCACCGAAATCCGTAGCTACATCGTCGGAGCTTGTATACGTGCGATAGCCCTCTCCGGCAGTGATAACGTTTTTCGTATCGCCAAGAATGCAGAGAATGCCGAAGCCTCGTGTTTGCGCGGCTTTCGGACTAAACACCATATCGACATTAACGATATTGTTTAAAGAAAGTGCCATTTTAAAAATCCTCGTTAGGAGTTTTGAATACTGGTAGGAGCTGAAACTATTGATTTAATTGACCAGCGTCGGACGTATGAATAATCGAGCGTTAGGTCGACAGTGCTCATGGGCGTTCGAGCGTGACCCTCGGCCAATCGGTCAATCTCAATAATCTGAGCCTCGTTAATGCTGAGGCCGAACTTTTGTAGCGCGTCAACGTTCTGAGATAAGTAAATCAGGTCGTGTAGTAAAAACGCCTTCTCTCGACTGTTTTCACCGATGAGCTTTACTCGGCAGTGCACCGTACCTTCGTAAGCCTGATCTAAATGATCGTCGGTTTCCTCAACGTCGTAAGGCGTGCCGTTGAACTCGATCTGATAGAACTCGAAAAATACGTTTAAAACGTTCGTACTAATCGCTGTTTCAAATTCTCGAAACATAGGTTTGACGTGGATCGGAAAACATCCGAGCGCGTTAGCTAACCACGTCTGAAATTTGTCGTCGAATTCCTTTGAATAAACGTATGTAGCAGTGCTTGCGAGCACGCCTGCTTGCGTAGAGTCTACGTAACTCATACTTGTTTGCTCCTAGCTAATGTGGCTTGGTAATACGCGCCGTTCGGGTTGTAATTAGCGATAGACATAACGTCGTACAGCACGCCATTAAATTCGATTTGATCGTTAATAAATCCGTCGTCTGCGAGCGATACGCGCTCAACGCCGTAGTACGAAAGACCACACGTAACAGGCGAACCGTCGGCGTACACGATATTTACCAACTGCGCATCCGTTAACGGCTGTAGAACCGCCTGTATCGACTTACGGATTTTTGTAATTTCGTCGCGTCCGTTTCCGAGCGGTTTAGCCTGCTGACGAATGAGTACGCATGAGACCGTGAAATCAGGGTCTCTAACGATTTCTGAGACATCAATCATTTTTTATCTACGACGTATTGAATGGCGTTACGTAAGGCGCCACTACGGAGAAGGGCCTTAGTGCCATCGAATTTTTGGCGTCGTCTAGCGGCAATTGTTGCCGGCGCCAGTGGCACAAAATTACGTTGCTTTGTTATGTTTTCTTTGGCCTTATCACGAACGAGCATACCGACAATATTCAACGCTTTGTTTACGGCGCCGGTCTTACCGCTTAATCCTTCGTCTACTAACGCCTGCTCAAGAATTTCGTGTATTCGTTTTTCGTTCGTTAGTAACGCTGGTTTTAAATAAGGCCTAGGCGGTATCGTATGCGTTCCGTACGTTTGCCACGTTGCGATTTTTAGGTTAGTTACAGGCGTATCCTTACGCTTCAAACTTTTTGCTTCGATATAGCCAATCGAGACGCCTTGCTTGTTAAAACGTTCAAAACGTTTCTTTAAGTGAAAAATGTCTGACTTGAGCGCCTCGGCGCCTTCTACTTTCATCGTTAAGGCCATGTCGCACGTCCCGTAATAGCGAACGGCATACGCCGATAACGTTTTAAAAGGTCAAAAAACTGTTTGCCGTAAGGCGTCGAATTCCAATAGCCAGCGTCAGCGAACGACGTGGACGCAGTATCGTAAGAAACAGAAACCGAACCGACAGTTTTAGAAGCGACTGCGCCATGAGCGCCGCTGCTAATGTTTCCTTTCGAGGCTTCGCCACCGGCGCTGGTACGTTGACCGTTATCGAGAGACGCTAAGTAATGCGCTGTAAAAAGAGCTTTCCCAAATTCCGTAGATTTCCCGAAGCGATTCTCGCTAATCTGGTTGTCCGCTTCGTCTAAATAAAACTCTACGCGAGCTTTCGGAAACTCAGAAAACTCAGGAAAAATCTTTAAAAAATCGTCGTAAGTCATTTTGTTTTTAACGTGATTACGCCCGCTGGCGTAAACCAGCAGGCATAAAAAAACCTCGCGAGTGCGAGGCTTAGATACCGTCAAAGTACATCACGGTCTCAGGGCGGCGGAACTGAACTTCAGCCAAGCGCCACAAGTAAGCGGCGCAGTAGTCGAGACCTTTATCGTAGGTCTTTTCACGCCATACCGGGCGAATATGGTAACGAACGTAGTTTTTATCCTTCGTATAAAGAACCATACGGTCTTTAGAAGAGGTTCCGAGAGAAGATAATTCCTTGACCTGATTAACAGTCATAGAACCTGCAACCTTACGTCCGAGCGATTCCTTTTCGATGTAATCGATCATAGAGAAGTGGCGATCGTCAGGAGCCTTCATGCTAAAGAGCTTGACGTACTGAGCAGGCGTAAGAAGCATAGTATTCGGCATGATGACGCCGTTAGTAGCCTGATATGCCTGATTGAAGTAGTCATCAATAGCCTTCGCCATACCATCCCATGTCGGAGAGGTTTCAGCGAGAGCGCCTGTAGTCGTTCCCTTCTTGATAGAAGTGTTATTCAAGAAGCCCTTGAAACCTAAACCGCTATCGCCAAGGTAACCGACCTGATGCGCTTCTTGCAGGAATTTATCGTTAACGAGTTCAACCTGCTCGGCGTTAACGTTGATATCCTCAGCTTTCTGAGCGGCCTCAAGCTCCATAGAGGTTACGGAGATTTCGCGGCCAGCGGTATAAACGGCTACGGCCGTAGCGTTCAGTTCGTAATCAACGCCACGAAGGTCATTTGCACCCTTTCCAAGCCAAGACATCCCTTTTGCGTCTTTAGTGCCCTGACCGATACCCTTGATGTTTCTCAGAGCGACGACGTTAGAGACTTTATCGAGGTCTTCGACGATAGGAATATCGCGAGTGAAATAGTAGTTCGTAAGCGGGCGGATGATTTCCGGCTCAAGCTTAGCAAGGCGAGAATTCCACAACGCTTTTACTTGATCTGCTGAAATTGCCATTTTATTTGTCCATAAAAAAAAGCCCCGTCCGAGTGAACGAACGAGGCTTAGTTAGTTAAGAAAAAGGATTTGAATTAAGACGAAGACTTAACAGGGATTACAACCTGCTGAGTTACCTGAATTTCAGCGCATCCGTCAGCAATTCCATTAGCGGCGAAAACTGCGCGAATCGGTACTTTCGTGTTATCAGTCGTAAAGACTTTGTTTGTCGCGTCGTAATAGACGGCCTGATTTCGTTTAGGCGTAATGGACGCGGCAGCAGGCACCTGAATGTAACCAGTGCTAAGTACACCGATTTCCTGAGGAAACACCTGCAACGTCCAGCCGTCGTGATAACGCACGACAACGCCGATCATCGCGTCGAGGCCGTCGGTAGATTCAAGTAACGTAGCATTGCCGTCGGAATCCTGTTTAACAGGCAATCCGGCGTCGATAGCGGCGGTTGTCGTAACAGACTTAATGTCCGCGCCACCGCGAGTTACGAAACCCGCGATCATGTTTTGTTCAATGTATCCAGTCTGCATTTTTTATCTCCGATTAAAACTTATTTCGCTTTATTCCAAAGTTCCGCGCTTTGCTCGACAAACGATTTCGCTTTCTTTGGCGCTTCATCGTGTTTAACTGTTGCGAGCGTCGCCTGAGTCATGGAGCGTTTGAAGTTTGCGCAGGCGCGTAAAACCATCGCATGATCACATTTAGACAAGTCGCCGAAAGAATCGACGAACGATTTACCCTGCTGAGATTTAGCAAATTCAAGAATCGCGGCATACGGCAAATTAGGCGTAGTAGGCGCTAACGAAGGAGCGATATCTGCGGCGTCACGAATCATCGCGGCATCAAGCTTAGTTTGAGGCTTAGCGTCCTTTTTGCAGGCGTCCGCTTTATCGTCCGGCTTTTCGTCGGCTTTCTTATCTGCTTTAGCGTCAGTCAACGCTTGCAGGATAGCGGCTCCGAGTACAGCAGGGTCAATGCCAGCGAGCGGATTAGGAGCGACTGGCGGCATATCGTCGTCAGCTTTCTTTTCGTCAGGTTTAGGCGCTGGAGTTTCTGCGGCTTTGTTTTCCGGTGCTGGCGTCTGAGTCTGAGCTTCGTTTGTCTCAGGCTGTTTAGCTTCATCAGCGTTAGTAGCCGGCGCCGGAGATTGAACTTGCGCAGATTTTTCGAGCGCGGCTAATCGTTCGCTCATGGCTTGGAGCTGTTGGAGAATCTGAGCGTTAACGTCAGCAGGTGCTGCGTCTTTCTTGAAAAATGCCATGTCTGTATCCTCTTTAGTAATTACAGAATCTTTTAGAGAGCACGTCGCTCCGCCTTTTCCTTGAGGTACTAAAGCAACGTGATTGCCTATGAAGTTTGTTTCGATGCCGATTCCACCGCCTTGATCGATAACGTTCGATTTAAAGCCGCATGACAACTCCTTAGCGATACCGTTAAAAACGGCCTCTATCGCCTTAGGTTCAAAAATCATTAGATCAGCTACGAGACACCCTGCTGTCTGCCCTTCGCCTTTACGAACGTGCGAAATACTGCCAACTGCGTACTGTTTCCAGTTGTCACCTGTCACGCTATCGACTGGCGGATGTCCGAGAGTTACGGGCTTTCCTTCTAATGAATTGATAGTGTCATCTGAGAACAGCACATCGCTAGGACGCATAATGAACACTTTCCCTTCGGCATTCGGCTTAACCTCGTTAGTTTCAGAAATAGCGTATTCACGTGCGCCAATAGAGGCGATGACGGCATTACGACAAATTAAAAAACCCTCTTTCGTGAGGGCTTTGTTCGGTGAAATTGGATAGCTCAAGTCATACATTTAAGCTCCTAATTGTTTGAATTGTCAGGAATAAGTGGCGCAGCATAACATCGGCAGTTCCAGATATTTCCGGGCGAATAATATTTACCCGGCTCAACTTCAGGCGGATTCGAGAACGAACAAATTTTCCCTTCCATCGCCTGATGAGAAGCGCGTACCGATTCATCCTCTGCTGTGTGCCATACGTACTGATCGATTCCGACGGACTGCGCCTGAGCCTGTACGAGCGTCGACTGCGTACGCGCTACTTCGGTACGTGCTATACGTCGAGCGGCGTACTCAGGATATCCGGGTGTCATCCCTTGGATTTTCGCGACTAGCGTTTCGTGACGTGCGCCAGTCTCGAGCGCTATCTGAGCGCTGAGCTTTTGCGCTTCTAACGCGGCGTTACCGGGTAGCGTTTTAATGAGGTCTACTTTTTCCTGCACAAGCTGATTAATGAGCGCAATCATTTGAGGCGATTGCGTATCAATGCGTAGGCCTGAGACTTTCTTAAAGTCACGTGCTAATAAAATCGCTTGATTACCGATAATCTTCGACCATAGAGCAGTTGTCGGCGCCGGCAGTGCTTTAGCGTACTCATTTAACTGATTTTGCAGTATTCCGAAGTCTTTAATCGTCCCGTCGGCGTTCAGGTTCATGTTAATAATCGCCTGAATGTTGCGGGCCACTTGACGGTAATAACGCCACACACGCGCTCGATACGTTTTTTCGTGGTTAAACGTTGCCATTTAATTTAAGTTAAACGCTCCGAAATTCGGCGTTTCTTTAGGGTCAACGACCTTACCGATGTTAGGCAGGCCAGCGTTAACGTATTGCCCTTCTTCGTTAGTTATCGGAGGCGGCTCTACCTCGTTAAGCGCCTCAATATCTTGCGGCGTAACCGTTGAAAAGATTCCTGTTTTTTCGCTTAACGCGGCGATTTCTTCGAGCGCTCGTTTATCAGAAATAAGCCCTGCTGCTTGTACGCTGAGAATCGTATTAACAGCGTTCTGAGCGTTAACGATACGTTCGCTAGTAGTTTCTTGTTTAAGCGGTACAAAGTCGAAATCAATGTCTCCGACCTCTCGGCCTGAACTGGTGAGAATTAGTGACGCGATACGTGAAATAGGTTCGCGTAATTTATCTTCTTGCAGTCGTGAGACGGTATCGTAATAATTCGCTAGATCAGCGTCTCCGGTCGAGAATCCAGCAGGAGACATCCCGAACAACTTAACGAGCGGTATTTCTGCGGCGCCGGCGATTTGTTCTGAGAACGTAATCAGTACGTCACGAATGCCGCCGAACGAGTACGACTGAGACTGAAACGTATCTTTGTTATCAGAAACGGTTAACGACGAGTTATTTTGAACGTCGTTAATCATTTTTACAGCACGGCCCATGAAGGAGGCGCGTTCGTCGTCCTGCAAGCCCTGCCAAAAGTTTTCGATACCTAGGTAACGAATGTAGCAACGCTTGAGCAATTCGAGACAGCTATCTAAAGAAGCCCCGTATGCGCTAACAGCTGAGTTAGCTACGTCATAAACTGACTCACCCCAGCCTTGGTTTACGTTTAATTTTCGATGCGTTGAACGTATGCCATCGAAGCGAATGACACGTGAAGCGTCAGCGTCGAACGTGCTTAACGTTCCGTAAGCTGGCTGAATGCTGTATTTGACAGGTAAGCCAGCCTCAGCGCCATACGTTATTACGATCGTGCTCGGCGTGATTTCGGTTTTATCGAATACACGAAAACCGAGTAACGTACCGTTAGGGTTTAAAACGCTTTCCGGCGCCCCGTCGCCCATGTCAATCATTACGAGCGAACCGCCGTAAACGCGCGCATACGTAATAGCGTCAGTCAATAGCCGCCATACGTTTAAGCGACGGAACTCTTTCTCTAGGAACGCAGACGTATCAGCGTCAAGGCGCCAGTTAACGCCTTTAGATGTCATGTCGCTGGCGATTGACTCAGCCATACGACGCGCTACCCAGTTCGACGAAAATAAACGTCCTTTAAGTTCGTCCGGTAACGAAAAACTTATTTCGTTTGCGACGTTCGTAATTAGCTCGCCTGTGCATACAGAACTTACGTATGCAGTCGCGCTGTCGTGCTTCGTACGTCCTGCGTTTTTTAATTGAAGATTCTTTGCCATGAGAAATTAGAGTTTTTCTGCAACGTCAGATTTATGAGATCGGCGAGTACGTCGATTTGGTCATCATGTCGATGTTTCATGTCCGGTTGAATTTCCTCGCATTCGCGCAAGAAATCGTTAACCCACTGAGCGGACTCAGGAATATATACGCGGCCTGATTCGATAAACGGTAAAACGTCTTGATAACGCGTTAACTTGTCTATCGTTCGTTCAACTGGTAAGACAGGAATAACCGGATCACGGCTTCGCTGTAACGTTTGAACGAGTCCCGTACCGCTAGCTTTATCCTCGATGTAAAAACCTCGTATCTTTGAGCTGTCTAACGTTACGTGTTTATTCCAAAAGTCGGACGCTCGCTTGAGTAAATCCGGCGATTCCCACTTGCCGCGCAGAATATCGAGGATGTAAAGATTGCCATCCTCACCTAAGCCTGCTATGCCGAAAACGCTGTAGTCGTTGTACTCACGTGTTTTTAATGCTGTATCGGACGCGATAATTCGATAGCTCAGTTTCGGCGGTATGCGATAACGTTTAAACCATTCGGTACGAATGAGGCCGCCGCCTTCGATAATCGGATGCTGCTGGTACAACGCATTCCAATCGCGAGAACCGACCGTGTTTTTAATCTGCGTTAATTGCTTAAGGTTGTAGCGCTCAGGATGTAACGCTTCGCCTGTTTTGCGATGTAATTCATCATGCTCTGCGATAGCCGGATAATTCACGATTTTGAACTGATCGGCTTCGCTGTCTGCGTTCATCGCGTTAATCAATCGTCCGATCAAGTCGTCAACGTGCCAGCGCGTAGCCATAACGATAACGCCACCACCGGGCGATAAACGTGTATACGCTGTAGACGTGTACCAATCCCAAATAGATTGTCTAATCGTTGAACTGTTAGCGTCAGCACGATCTTTAATCGGGTCATCGATAATTAAAATGTCTGCGCCTTGACCCGTAATGCCACCGCCTACACCACATGAACGATATGAACCAACGTGTCCTACGACCTCGAATAAATCAGACGTGCGAATGTAGGCGCCTCTGCTGTCTGTCTTTACTCTCGACCCGTTAAGTTTCGTATTCGGAAACAAAGCATAGTACGGTTCATCGTCTATCACACGCTGGACATCGCGATTAAACCGCTGAGATAAATCGGCGGAATACGATGTAGCGATAATGCTCAAGTCAGGATTTCGACCTAACGCGTACGCAGGAAAGCGACGCGAAACCAGCTCGGATTTACCTGAACGCGGCGGCATCGTAATAATCAGTCGCGGCGATTTCTTATCGGCTACAGCTTGTAAGAAATCATCAAGCTCTGAGCATATCTCACGATGAACCCAGCCCATCAAGTAATCGGGCTTAGTGTACGTGGTGAAGTAAGCGAGAGACTTACGAGCTTTCCATAGTCGTATCTCCGCTAGGCTTGGAAGTGTCCGAATCATGCAAAATAGCCTCCAGCGCCTCTAGCTGACTTACGCTTAATTTCGATAAGTCGTATTCCTGTTTAGTTTCAACCTTTACAGCGCCTCCATCGGCGCCGGTTACTGCAACCTGTTTTCTGTCGCCAAACTTTGAATCGTCTCTTAATGCGGCTGACCGCGCAAATTCTTGAATAATGATTTTCTTCGCTTCAATGTATGTACGCGGCAATTCGAGTCTTAGATCTAAACGATTCTCAGCTAAACGCTTTAACTTCGTAACCTCTTTCATCCGAAGGTCATCGAAAATCATCGCGCTGTCAGCTCTCGCGCGCGCGGATTGTCGTAAAAATTCAGGATGCTGATCTTTCCAATTCCACAGCGTTTTAAGCGACGGCATGCCGCGTTTTCTGCAAATTTCGCGCTCAGAGTATCCGTTACGAATCAGCTCGATAATTTCATCGGCTAATTCCTGCGTATACGAAGAAGGACGGCCGACTTTGTTTTTTGTTGAAGTGGCCATTTTTTCTCTTTTTTAATCTGAAATAGTTGACAAATTATACATTTTATGTATAATTATAAACATGGTAGTTAAACATGAAAGGAGGTGAGAAATGTGGATTTAAGAAACCGATTGATTCGTGAAATCAAGGTTAAGTGGAAAGTAAAGGAAATCACAATTAACCTGATCTTCATAAAAATCGTGCTAGTTAGAGACTAACTACCGTCCCCCTCGAAAGAGGGGGAAATCCACATACTCACCAAAGGAGAATTTTAAATGTTTTATCCGGTTTCTGAAATCAAACACAACGTTTTTAGCGTTCGTGATCTTGGCTTAACCTGCGAAGCTAATTCGCTCGAACAGGCTTTAGATATTCTTTCCGATAAGATAGAAAACTTTATCGAAGAAACATTCCGCAAGCAGCGGAAGCCAATTCCCGAACCGTCTGCGCCTAAAAATCACGACGGTATCTTAGTTGTGCCGTTGAAACTCGAGGCGCGTATTCGTTTATGGAATCTGCTCAGAGAAAAACACATGAGCACATCTGAACTTGCACGCCTTCTCGATATGTCTAGACAGCAGGCACAACGCCTCGTCGATGGAAGCGGCCCTGTTAGCTTCGATATGTATTACGAGGCATTTAAAGCGCTCGGATACTATCTCAGCCTTGAGCTGAATCCTTATAAGTGATTTACTTCAAAAACAGGCTTACAGACTTACAAAGAAGAAAAACCGCCAGCGCAAAAATAATGAAGTTGACGAGCCAGCCAAAAACGACGGCTCGTTTCGGCAGATGATCTCTAGTCATTAATTGGTACATGTGTTTTCCTACGGTTGCTATAATTTTCATATCGACCTACTGGTTCTAGGTTGACATTAAAAAACCCCGTACAGCTCGCAACTGACGGGGTTTTACTTTTGTTTGGCTCGGTGAACAACGCCCGCCGAGAGGCTTAAGAGGTGCCGCGTTACATATACAAGGTAATGCGGCTTTCGTTTACGGTTTATAGGAGGCTGGCAACCAAAAGGCTCTATGACAGTGTTTGTATATTGATTACCGTGAAACGAAAAACCGCTCGCGGACTCATGAAACGTAGAAGCGGAACATGATATCGAGCGTGCGAATTCTTTTGACCCGAATCGCCTTCTTTACCGTTCTCTTTCGAGCACGGCGCCGCCTCCGCAAGGAAACGTCTCTAATTAAGGCAAGTCGGCCGCCTGATTAACACAGGCTTTAAATTGTCACGTACGACACTACACGTTATTTTTTATTTGTGCAATAGATGGTGTAAACACGAATGCGCATAGCGAAGAATGTAAGCGCGTCAGTTGTCCAATGATCTAACTCACGCTGTTTTATGCGCCAAATTTTCCGTCCGGCACGGTTAAGAGAGTTTTCCGAGCCGAATACGTAAAGAAGAACAATGAGCTTAGCTGTACGAACGTTTAATCCGTGAGTGCCGATAGTGAGCATTTCAGTATCCGGCGTGCTCATGTATTGCCATACGGTGTTTAATAAATCCGCGTCTTTCTGATCTACTTCGATACCGTAGTCGTCTGATCTATCCTCCGGCCCCGTGTAATCTTCGGAGAAATCAGTTTTATCACGCGTCAACGCTAGAGCCTTTTGAACTGCGTAGGTAATCGAAATATTTTTTATGACTTTATCGCGATACGCACGGCGCCAGTTATCGAGGCGCGGTCGTAATTCGTCGATTAGCTGTTTTTCTTTATCGTCCATTAACCCTCCTGATTATTGTTGGTTGAGATTGATAGGCGGTTTTTCGTCTGTGTAGCTGAGACATTCCCAGCCGGCGCCGGCTTTTTTAGTTCTAGGCGCAACTATGTAGAGCCGGAGCGGGTATTTATCGCTGAAAACTTTGCATTTGACCTTTGCGTCGTCTTGGAATACTCGCAACGAGCCTTTAACCTCGAAAACTACGAGACTCATATCGCGCAATAAAACGAGAAAATCAGGCGTATAACGGCATTTGTTTTCGGCGATTTTGAATGAAACCGCTTCAAACCAAAAATCTTCTATTCGTCCTTCTCGTTTAAATTTGCTGAGTAGAGCTGCAAATTCAGCCTCGGTTTTATTCATTTCGCCGTAGCGTAAACGCCCTTTGGCTTGCAAATACTTGTTCATTCTTCTTCTTGATTACTTTGTATAAACGACCGAAAACGCGCCAAATTAAGGCACGGCGTTCTTCTGTAAGGTTTGCGTTCCATTCGTGAGTCTCGAAATACAGCTGATAACCCATCATCAAATACGTGTGGTATTTCTTATGTATCGTGTAATCGTCGAGTCCTATGATTTCTTCGATTTCTTTAGGCGTTTTATTGAGCGACGCTAACCGCGTAATCTCAAAGCTGTAATCGCTGTAATCCATGTTTTTAATTTCCTCGGGAAGACGGTTTTTAGCGTCTCTGAGCGATCATCTGAGCGTGAGTGTGCCAACGCTCAAACTGCGAATAAAAATCGCGCCTGCGTTGAATTTGGTCGTCTTGCGCGCGTTTGAAACGTGTACAGCGTGCAAAACTAATCGGATAGCACTCGCCCGGGGCGCGAGATTCGTGTAAACAATAGATATTCATATCTCCGAACGATTTAACAGGCGGGACGCGTTTATTACCGGCACCGTCAATCCAATACGAAGCGGCATGAGCGCAATAAAGACAGCAACCACCAGTCATAAAAACCGCCTCCAGTTGAAAAACGCAGATGAAAATGCGACTCCGATTACTAAGTACATATCCCATTCGTCAAACGTTTTAGGCGTTCGATTTGTTGCGATGTCTAACGTTTCACAGAACGAAATCAAGCCACCGTACATACCCAGCATAAAAAAGAATTTATAAAACCAGCGAAACATTACTCACCCCTCGATAACGAACGAGCTAAAAAGAGAAAACAGAATGCACACGCCTAGTACGATTCTTTCTGTACGATTACCATGCCTTACGGTGTCAAAGAAAAATTCAGTAAAACAAGCCAATCCGCCCATAAACGCTAGCAACTCAAAGAATTTTTGTAGGTTAATAATCATTGAAATCACCCCTATTCAGACATCATCACGACTGCTAGGCGTATTAGTACGTACGCGTTAACTAAAACGACCGGAGCGACTAAAAGCGTTAGAAGTACGTAAGACTCAAACGTCATACTTTCTCCTTAGAAATACGGTTCGATTACTTTTTCTTCATCCGGCGCCGGAATTTCCTTTGTGAGCGCTGGACGGACGGGGACACGTAACATCGAAGTGCAGAAGTTGAGCGATGCGTTATCGCGCCATAGCTTGATAAACCCCTCATATCCGCCATGTCGTTGCTTGCAGAGATTGAGCACGAAATCTGGTTTACTGTCGTCTACGTCTTTGCCCTCAGCTCGTTTTTGAACCTTCGAGTAATCACGGGCGAGTACGAAAACGTTACAGGCGATGTTTGTAATGTTTGACGAGCCTTTAATCGAGTCTTTCGACGCGGCGTCAAATACATTGAAAGATTTAGAGCTTGAGTCAGAACGCTTGCGGCAATGGGCGACTACAACGATATGAACTTTGTTCACGTTCGCAAACTCGACTAATCGGCCCATAACGTAATCAGTTTCCTCCTTATCGATATCGTCACGAACGCACATCATCAAAGAGTCAACAAATAAGACATCCGACTGGTAATACTTGACTGCTGCTTCGAGTAATCGAATTAGTTCGTCAGGTTCAACTTTTCGCTGTAGGTCGCAGATATGCAGGCGCGTAGCGTATTCGTTAAAAAAGAGATTGATATCTTGTTCTTCGATAACGCGTTTATCCCGTGAGCAAATTGTTTGCGTAATCATTCGCTCAATCGTTTGTACCGGCGCCATTTCGAACGAGGCTATGTAGAGCGATGCTCCAGCCGCTAACAGGTGTAATCCGATCTGTCCGAGCAACAGCGATTTACCTGAGCCGTTTTCGCCTGCGAGTACAGTTAACTCACCCGGACGAAATTCAAAATCGATAGGCTTCTCTGTACCGTTTAACAACATTTGTTTAAACGGTAGAACGTATTTAGCGACGTGGTGTCTTTTTTCGTCTAGGTAAACCTGAAAATCATTACGAAACTCGCGGATGTCTTTCGTTACGTAAAATTCCTCAGGACGACTCGCCAACTCGGTAAATTCAGCGAGTGACGTTGTTACCGTTTGACCGCCTAGAGGGTCGGCCCAAAACTCAGGCGAATCATGCAAATCTGTAATATTTTTTGTTGACATCATCATATTTCCAAGCGATTAGTTGACGGTTTTTAAACATGACCGTTACAACTACTGATTTCGGTCGTAAAACTGGTATTGCACGCATCCAGCGCGTTAACGTCTCACGAAGCTGAGGCGTATCGTCAACGTCGAGAAAATCGATTAGTACGTTTTTTCCTTCGACAAAATGAGTCTTGAGCTTCATAGGGTCATCGGAGAATGAAAAAAGGACTGTAGGCACGTGTGGGCGTCGCTCCGGCAATTCCTCAATCCCTTCACACACAATCGCGTCAGCCTGATAGAGCTTTAATTTTTCTTCGGTGAGAACAGGAAAAAATACGAGCTGTGAAGTCGTGAACGCCTCGGGATATTCGTAAAACGTACGCCCCTCGTTATCGCGTACCATCGCGGCAGCTGAAAACATCATTTGGCCTCCTTCTTTACAACTCTTTCGAGCTGTGACAAGTCTTTGATGTCGTACGCGTACGTTGAACGAGTCATGATTTTTTCAAAACGTTCTCGAGCGCTCGGAGCGTATTCAACTGGCGGAAGCTCAGGCTGATAATCCTCGGCTTTAACCCATACGGCGTTAGGGTCTTTCGCTTCAACCCATTCGGCTTTAAAGCCGATCCAGTTGCGCAGAATGACTTCATTCAGCGCTTCTTCTAACGTCCATCCAGCGTTTTTTGCTTCATTACGAATCAGCGAGATAACGCGCTCCGTTACCGAAGCCTTCTTTTGTTTCCTATGTTTTAAAAAGTCGGCCCACAGGTCGGCGCTCACGTCGTCAGGCTTTGTTACGTTAGTTTGAGTTTTAGTAGCTACCCCACGAGATTGAGGTTTTTCAACCGTTTTAGGTTTAGAAGCAGAAGGTGCGGTTTCTACGACCTCGGTTTGTTCCGGTGCCGGTGGTTTTTCCTCAGATTTTTTTTCGGGCAAATAGCTGTTAATGCGTGCCGTCGCGTAATCGCTGAGTAATTCTTCGGGTACGACTTCTCCAGATTCAAGGTCATAAATAGTTCGCCCCTGCGAGTCAGTCGCTAACTGAGTCTTTTCGTTTTTAGCTTCGGTGTGCGTATATATATCCTGTTCCTGTTCCTGTTCCTGTTCCTGATATGGCATAGGGTATGCGATACCGTATGGCATACCGTTAGACATATCGTATTTCGCAAGTTTTTTGAATTCAGGATGTAACGCTTTTACATACGCCTCTCCCCTTGTCTCGCAAGCCTTTAAGACAGATTTTGCTATTTTGATAAGGAGCTGGCATTCAGGAAACAGATCGAGCAAAGACGACCACGAAATTACGACTTTTGGGTTTTCCGGAGGGTTGTACTTTAAGAAGTTTTTTATCCAAAAAATTCCCGCTTCGTCGTACTCCAACATACCGTATTCAGACAGTTGCTTATACCCTATGCCATACCGTATTTCGTCAAACTTTAAAATCCTCGATACGGTATGTTTGTCGACAGGTACAGCTCCGACCATTGTCGTTTGCGGCGATGTCAGCATGAATAGGAAAATAAGACGTGCGTCAGAACTAAGAGCGTTGAATTTCGCGTCATTCCAAATTCGCACGTCAATTTTTTTATAACGAGCCATGACGCCTCCTAATGGGTGTTTTTCCAAACTTTGAAATGCGGGAATGCGAGTCGGAAATACGGCATGCGTACTTTCGGTACGCCGACCTTTGACCACTTAGTAATAGCCGCAGGACTTAATCCGAACTTAGAGGCTATGACGGTTTTCTTCTTGAACTCTTTCATAAGTTCGTCAAAAACCTGTTGTTCAATCCTTTTCATTTGTTTACTTAGGTTAAAAATATACGTCTTTATATTAACCTATATCTTTACCTAAGTAAAACACTTTTGATTTAACCTAGGTTAAATTATTCTCAAAGATAAGGAGAAAGTTATGTATGACAACGATTCTTCAAAACAGTGGAATGAGCGCTTGAGAGAGGCGATGTTAGCTAGAGATAAATCGCAGACTGATATTTCTCGCGCTACAGGGATCACACCGGCGGGGATCAAAAAGTGGCTGGATGGAGCTGTATTAAAACCAAAATTTGATGACGTTTTCGACGTTTGCGCATATCTTGAGATAACTCCCGAATGGTTAATGAAGGGTATCGGCACAATGAACGATAAAACTCAGCCGGACTCTAATATGGTCTCTATTCAGCAGGTCGATTACTCCGGCTCATGCGGTTTTGGTGTTATGAACTTTGAAGATTTTCCTGAAATCAAAACGCTTCAAGTAACGCCAGCATGGTTTAATAAAAATTTCTCGTTCTATAACCCTAGAGACATCAAAATTATCACTGCGTTAGGGGATTCTATGGAGCCTGAAATTCGTGATGGTGACGCCGTTTTTATTGACGTTACAGATAAAGAAACTCTTAGAGACGGTATTTATTTGTTAGTCGTTGACGGCGAAGCGTACATCAAGCGCATTCAAAAACTAATCGGTAAAAAGATAGCGCTAATTTCGAGCAACAAGGCTTATAAGGACATTGAAGTAAGTCTCGACTCGGACATAGAAATAAGAATTTTAGGCCGCGTGATAAAAAGCTTGAAGCTGGTTGATATTTAGGAGGGATTTATGAACAATCTATTTTCGAGACTGTTGTCTGCTATTACGTACATCCTTACTTTCCTCGTCTTATCACTCATTTATATGATGGCTTTCGCCGTTTCTACTGAAGGTAATGTATTAGACGAAAAGGCGGTTTTTCTGGGAATTGGCGCATCTCTTTTGACTATTTTTATATACAGGTATTTAAAAAACAGAAAGAATCAATCAACACAAGCCGAGAAGTACGTATCTAATAGCTCTGTGCCAGCAGATGATAAAGCTACATCGAAAGCAGAAGAATTAGTAAACGAAGTAAAAACTTCAGCAAGTCCGTTTGAAAAATATGAAGAAGTTGCTCCGAAAATTATCGAATTAGAAAACCAAGGAGCAAAATTTGATCACAACCCTTACGATCTTATGCGCGCTTATGTTGCTTTAGATTTTATTAATAAAAACGAAACTCCGCCTCAGAAATGGAGCGATATTTTCGCTAAAGCTGTTCCTATTTCTTTTCAAAAGAATGAACGCGTCGTTTACTTAGCTCAATACTGGTCAGGGAATACGTTTATTAATGAACGGAAATATCAAGCCGGTAGCCGTGGAGTTGGCGTACGTGTAGCGAAGGGATTGACATTTAGAGTAGGAAGAATTGCTGGGAAGTCTGTTAATGAACGAGTTAACAAAGGTCTCGGGCAAGGCGCTGTAATTGTTACTACTAAGAACCTGTATTACTTCGATAACGCTACACCTAAGAAGATACCTATCAATAAGATAGTTGGTTTAATGACCAATGAGGAAACATTGGAAGTAATGCCAGATGGTGCTAGGGCACAGCCGCTGTCTTTCAAATTAGAAAACGCTGCAAACGCAATGATTATAAAGAAAGCTCTTACAACTTCTTGGCAATAACTACCGTGTTTTACTAAAGCCGCCCTCGGGCGGTCTTTTTTTTTACCTAAATTCACGCATAAGTAAAAATACCTATAAAAATACTTTACTTTTTATTTTACTTAAGTTAATATTTGCCTATCGGAATTTTACTTAAGTAAACCGATATTTATCAATCATACGTTCTTTAACAAGCCTTACCGATGATTGTCAGGTAAGGCACCAGCTCCTAAACGTGAGTAAAGCGAAAGCGCATGGAGCTACAAGGCGGCAAGTGAATTGCGCCTAAGCATGGGGATCGAAAGAAAACCAGCGGTAAGTGAAAACGCGAAAGCGACACAGGTTAGATTCCGCCGTAATTGGCCACGTGGCTAGAACTAGTTTCCAAGTGCGTGTGTGGGTGTGAAAGCATCATCTTCAGCTCCCTGTACGAACATTAAGGTGTTCGACAAAGTAAGGGGATTCGTCAGTAAGGCCGTTCAGCAAAGACAGTTCACAAACACAAGCGCCTTCTTTGTCACTCACCCAAAAGACGAATGATCTTTAACTTAGAGGGCGCTTCTATTTGTTAATTGAGCTATTAGAAAAATCCTAATAACTCATTCATAAGCCCCTTCGCATGGTCATGTACTGCTAATCGACCAAAAATCGCAAATACAGCGAGGGGGCTTTTGAATGTGGTCTTTATTACATAGAAAAGGAGAAACATCATGTTTTTCAAGGGCATGAACGGCGCCCACCTCGTAATCGTTACAGGCGCATGGGTGCTTCTTCTTACGTGTCTCGTTCGATTAGTTCGCCAGCTCGTTAATAACGTAAGCGTCAAAAACGTTAACGACTTCGCCGGCGCCGTATGTTTTTTCGGCGCGATAGTTTTAGCGTTCTGTATGCCTGAGCTAATCGCCGCGTTAATGGAATAAACGCCTCAATCGCTGTAACGACTGGGGCGTTTTTAATGAAAACATCTGAATTCCAGTAATAAAAAGGATAAACCTTATGAGCTATGCTTGTCTAGTGCTTGGTGAAAGCGGCAGCGGTAAAACGTGCTCGCTAAGAAACTTCGATCCGGCTAAGTGTTTACTTATTCAGCCGCTTCGTAAACCTCTGCCGTTTCGTAACAACGGCTGGAAAGAAAAAACGCGTGAGAATCCGAACGGGAACGTCTATGTAACGTCTAACCCGTCTTACATTCTCACCGCTATGCGTCGTACGCACGCAGACATCATCATCGTTGACGACTGGCAGTACATCTTAGCTAACCAGTTTATGGCGCGTCGTAACGAAAAATCTTTCGACAAATTTACGGATATCGGCGGCGTAGGTTTCGACGTTGCTAAGACAGCCTCCGAGCTGGCTGAAAATAAACGCGTTTACGTGTTAGCGCATACGCAGACCGACGAGTTCGGACGCGTCCGGATTAAGACACTGGGCAAGCTGTTAGACGACAAAATCGTCGTTGAAGGCATGTTTACTACAGTGCTTCGTACTCACGTCGAAAACGGAAATTACCTTTTCTCAACGCAAAACAGCGGCTCAGACACTGTTAAAAGCCCTATGGGGATGTTTAACGAACAACTCATAGATAACGACCTCGCGGCTGTAGACCGAACGATTTGCGAGTTTTACGGTCTCGAGTCTTCCCCTTCTCACACTTCATTAACTAATAACAGGATGGTAGAAAATGCTACATACTGAAATGACATTAGACGTTAAAGCCGCACGTACTGTAGGCGGCACTTCTTTTATCACGACCTCCGGCGCATACGTCGGTTCGATCACTGCTGCACGCATTTATGAATCTAAATCCGGCGCCGAAATGCTCGATATCGATTTCGAGACGCTCGAACTCGAACGTGCTCACATGAGCATGTGTATTTATGACAAATCAGGTAAACCGACTTTCTCTAGAGCTATTCTCGACAGCCTGATGACTGTTTGCCGTGTACGCAGTCTCAAAGCTGAGCAACGTCGTTTTAAAGACCGTCAAGGCACAGAACAAGTCGGATATTTCTTCGTTGATCTCATGAGCAAGCCTATCGGTCTGCTCATTCAGGCGGCGCCGGAAGAATACGATATCAACGGCGAAATTAAAACGATGGTTCGTTTGAATCTTATTACACCGTTTGACCCTCGCACACGTCAGAATGCAGCCGAAATCCTCGACCAAGCCGAAGCTAAGGCCGTTGACGCTAAGCTGAAGAATCTTAAAGACAAACCGCTAAAAAAACTAGCAGCTCAATCGTCTAACGGATTCGAAAGCGCACCAGCGCCTAGAGGCGCTTACGCGGCGGCGCCGGCGCAAGTTCCTCCAGCGGCGCCGGGTGGCGATTTCTCACCGGACGAAATCCCCTTCTAAACGAATTACAGGGCGCTCGCTAATAACGGGCGCTCTTTTTGCATGAGAGTAAACGTAAATTTTTTATACGTGATTAACGGTTACTACATCGTTATGCGTAACGACAAAAGAATCGGAACGCTGAGATTTTTGCCTAAAAAAGGCTGGATATACGTCACCGAATGGGCAGGTAAATCGCTAGATGAAGAAGTGCTCGACGATTTCATTTGCAACTGGCTCGATCATTATGCCGTTCCTTGGCGACGCGACATCGACAAAATCAAAGAGCTCGTCCGAGAAGCTGTGGACACGTGGGAGAAGTGCTATGCGTGTTAGTTACGATTGGTACGATCATGAATGTTACTTCGTTAAGCTGAATTTCGAGACAGTAGGAATGTTATTTAAAACGTTTGAGGACTACTGGACGTTTAAACCGTTTGAAGTTAAAGATGACGAATTAAATTCTTTTTTAAAGGCGTCGTTTCCGTCGGCTTACTACGAAAAACTGATTATCGCTAAGCGAGAGATTTCTAAAAAGCTCAAGGGATGGTGCGGATAATGCAGACAATCAGATTTGATATTTGTTTTTTAGGCTATATCGTTTGGTATAGAAACATAGTAGTCGGCTACGTTAATAAAGAACGAAAAGGCTGGAAGGTTATAACCATAAATCCCTTAATAAAAATTTTTAATCCAGAGTTATCTAATCAAGAATTTTCTTCTTTAAAGGACGCAAAAAGATTTATACGCATTCGCATAAATAAATTCGATTGCAAATTTATAAATTTTCGTAAACGTATTAACTACGTTACTTCATCCGTTATGACGATAAGTGAAATTCTTAAAAGCACTTAAAGATCAAGCAGAAACAAGTCGCATACGACGATAAGCCCGCTAGATAGCGGGTTTTCTTTTGGAGGAAACATGAGTAGTTACACAATTACGAAATACGAGTATTACAAATATTCGTTAGACGATTACAAAGAAATCAAAAATGCGTTTTCTGAAATTTTCGCAGATCACGATGCTACGTCAGCGATTATCTTAATTACGAGTCTCGGAATTTTAAAGTTGTTAGAAGAAGGATTTGGCTACGTAAAAGACGCTGAAAGCGTTCTAATCGGCGAAGAAAATCATCGTTACATTATTCATTTTTTCGATAGAGAAATCGAGGATTTAAAGGACGAAATAAGACAAGGCTTTAATACAAGCTGGCACGATGAATATAGAGATTGGCTTCAAACATTAAACAAAATTCGTCAACGTTTAATCAATAAAGCACCAGTCGTAAATAAATGAAAATATTTTTTATATGTGTCGCTTTAGTCGTCTTTAGCATTTCGTTTTTACCGTTAATAGTTTCGTCCGATTTACCGACGTTTTTAATCGGATGTTTCTTAATCGGTTTATTCATGCTTTTGACGTATCTCGTTTATTCAATCGTTTTAAAAATCCTAGAAAAGGAGAATCAAGAATGAGATTATCTACATTAGCCGCGATTACAGGAGTATCGGCAGCCATCTTAATCGGAGGTGTTTACACGCTTTGTAATTTGCAAACCGTCCCCGCTGGATACGTCGGCGTTAAAGTGAATCTCTACGGCTCTGATAAAGGCGTCCAGCAAGAAGAATTAGGCGTAGGACGTTACTTGTTAACGTGGAATGAGCAGGCTTACCTATTCCCTACCTTTAACCAGCTTCATACGTACAAAGTACCGTTTACTTTTCAAACGTCTGACGCTATGGCGGTAAATGCTTGTATAGGCGTCGAGTATCAAGTTAAGCCGTCAATGGCTACTAAAGTTTTTCAAACTTACCGCAAAGGCGTTGAAGAAATTACGGACGTAAACTTGCGACAGAACGTATCCGACGCGCTGATTAAATACGCGTCATTGATGGATGTTAACGAGCTGACTGCTAACGGTAAATCTAAGTTACTCGAGCACGTAACCGACGAGTTACGTCACCAGCTCGAGGACGTAGGTATTCACATTATTAGAGTTTCGTGGGCGTCAGATATCGAATACCCGCCTCAAGTACGCGAATCGATTAACGCAAAAATCGAAGCGACTCAGCGCGCCATGCTTCGAGAAAACGAAGTAGCTCAGTCTAAAGCTGAGGCAGAAAAAGCACGTGTAGCCGCTCAAGGCGAAGCCGACGCACAACTTACGAAAGCTAAGGCCGAAGCTGAATCTATCGCTATTCGCGCTAAAGCGTTACGCGACAATCCTCAGGTACTCATGCTTGAAGCGATTAGCCGCTGGGATGGAAAGTTACCGACATACCTCGGAGGCGATACGTTGCCAGCGCCACTCATGCAACTGAAGGAGCACAAATAATGCCTATTAAAACGTCATTTTTCGGATACGTCAGAGAATTTGATCTCAATGGCGAAAATATAACAAGAGATACAGCTATAAACGGAATTAAGTTAAAAGCAGATGATAAGTATGTGACTTTAATTTTTAGAACGATTCCTGAAAGAAAAGTAGCCGAAATTGGAATGAGCCTCGAGGCATGGAAGTTGATTACGAAAGGTGTAGACCTTCAACTTAAAAGCAAGGAGAAAAACGATGTGGAAGATTAAAGATCCTGATGCAGTAAAAGCAATGATCATCCGGTTGCTCTCTGATGATGAAATTGCAAAGCGTTGTAATCGCCAAATGGATGATGGATCAAGCTTCATCCTTTTGTTCGATGATAATGACAATATTATGTTGAGACTTGAAAAGGAGCGTTTTGTAAACGTTCCTGAGTACAAGCCGGACGACTGGAATCCTTATCCCGAAGTTAAACCGCCAAGGCGTGGATATTACTTAGTCACACGTTTACGTACACGCGATAACGGAGACACCTACAAGGGGGTTGATCTATGTTTATTCGGTTTAAATAATAGCGATATTTTTGCGAACAGCAACATTCTCGCATTTCGTGAATTACCCGAACCTTACGACCCTATGCCGTGGGAAGAAGACGACGACAGCGAACCGGAAGAAGGAGACTAACGAATGGCGAATAAGTATCGATTCAAAAATAAGGCACTTGAAAACGCATTAGGAGTACTTTATGAACGGGAATACGTAGAAGATCAGGTCAACAGGCAAATGACGAATACAACGTCATACATTTGTTTCGAGTTAGATCATAGTTCTACTACGATTTCTAAAACAGAAATCGCTGAAGTTAAAGAATATAACCCCAACGGCTGGAATCCCTTTCCTGACGTTCTTCCACCTGAAGGAGGTTATTACTTAATTTTCTTAGGCAGTGATAGAGAGATTCCTATAACAGTAGATAAATACGAAATTAACGGATTAAGTGAATACTGGAAATCTTTCTTTAGATACGAAGTGTTAGCTTTTAGAGCGCTTAACGTCGAACCGCCGACGCCGGAGGAATTGAATGAATGACCGCCAAAAGGCGGTTTTTTATGGAACAAATAAATGTCAAGCTTGTTTTCACTAGGCGAAGTCATTAGCTGCGTTGATGGAGAAATTTTGATCTATGGGTGGCTTGAACCTGACGAAGCGATTAAGTCCATTGAAGATTATTTTGATGAAGTTATACAGCCTGAAGACATTAAAGAAATCAAAAGTGGCTTATGGAAATACGTTCCTTGTAGAAACAATTCCGATGGATACCCGGGCCTCTATTACCCATGCCAAAAATGTGCGAGGGGTGCAATCAATGCTACTCTCGTAGTTCTCAAATAATTATTGTCTGCGCCCTCTACGGAGGGCTTCTTTATTACCTAACGTGAAGAAAGAATACGTATTAAAAGCCGAGTTAGACGCTCATAGAAAACTAATTAATTTGACGTGGTCTTTAGGTACTTCGTTACAACGTTTAGAAAATCATCAGGAACTAATAAGACCTGCATTTTTTTACTTGAAAGATGAAAAAAATCAGGATGAATTTATCGCTAAAACGTTTCTAACGATGCTCGAAGAGGAGATTTCAATCGTCAAAAAAATGGAACGCGATATATATGCAGTTTTATTTAATTTAAGGCTTAATGATGAACAAAATCGAAATTCATAAAACGCTGTGTGACCAACTAAACGACATTTACAGTCGCAAAAATGCTGATTACGGAGACTCGTTCGCAAAGGTACGTAGAGAAGTACCTAACGCGATTCTCGTTCGTTTAATGGACAAAATGGAGCGTATTAAAACGCTGTTACTCAATGGCGAACGCTTGCAAGTCGCGGATGAGAAAGTCGACGATACGTTACTCGATCTCGCGAATTACTGCCTTATGGAGGTAGTCGAACGTCGTAACGACAAGGAGGCGAAGATATGAGGTACATCGTAGATCATCCGCAATCTTATTTAGAGGGCGTATCACTACGACAGCGCGAATCGACAGGCGCGCCGCAGTCAGAAAATGATTTAGCAGTAGTCGTATATCTCAAAAGTAGCAATCTCTATTCGACTACGTTAATCCTTGATTTCGATAAAGCCAAGTGGCTACGCGACCAGCTCGACAAAGTGATTAAAGCCGCGCCACTTTTCATTGAAAACAACGTAGCGTTAAAAACTCCTGGAGAGTTTTAATCATGGCAAGAAAAATCATACCGTTACGCCCGCAGAAACAAGTAGATCAGGCGATCAAAAACTTCATTCTCGATAAGTCGCATAGAGAAACGCGAGTAACTCTTTGTTTAGGCGGGAGCACGGCTATTAGTTTGAAAATCTTTAAAACTAGCGTTAGAGCGTACCGAACTTATAGTAATAATCATATCTTTCTTGACTATTACTATAGCGAGGATTTAGCTACTGACCCTGAGTTGATTGATTATGAAATGCCTCCTGAGCCGTACTATACGTACGATGAAATTCTTCAACGAGGTGAAGAAGTAAAACGTTATGGGCGCGTAATTAGCGACGACCCTATCGGAGAAATTAACGTTAAAGATTCAAAATGCGTAAACGGAAAGCTCGTACCTAATGACTTCTATAAAGATTATCCGATACAGCCGCCTAGTCTGAGTATCGTTGACCCGTTTAGGTTCAAATCTCTCGCAGACTCAGTAAGGGAGTCGTTAAACGAGCAACCGGCGCCGTCTACGCAAGTTAAGGCATCGCCCTTAAAGCCTGAATCTATCGGGGTTTCTGAGAAAAAAGAGGCTGTTTCGACATCACCTAAAACTAACGAAAACGATGATCTCAAAGAGTCGTTAGAACGACGCTTGAGACTTTTAGACTTAAAAATAGAACGAGAAGAAATTCTTAACCAGTTAGCCGCTTTATAGCGGCTTTTTTAATGCCCTAATACATGACAAATAATAGATTACTTTGCTGGTTTTCCTGCGGTGCTGCCAGCGCTGTAGCGACACATACTGCAATCGAGATTAACAAGAAAAAGCATCGCTTCGATGAAGTCGTAGTCGCGTATACCGAAGTCAAGGAAGAGCATCCTGATAACAAGCGGTTTTTAAAAGACTGCGAGCGCTGGTTCGGTGTACCGATTACGGTTTTACGTAATGAAAAGTACGACGGCTCTATCGTTAATACGTTTGAAAAGTGTCGCTATATGGCTGGTATCGCTGGAGCACCCTGCACACGTCTACTTAAAAAGGAGGTTCGTAAGAGTTTCGAGAAACCCACAGATACGCAGGTATTCGGCTACACAATCGAGGAAAAACGACGCTTAGATAGATTTATCGACGCTAATAACAACGTCAAAATTTGGGCGCCGCTTATAGACTTCGGATTGACTAAAGCCGAATGTCTTGAAATCCTAGAGCGCGCTGAAATCGTACTGCCAGCGATGTATAAGCTAGGTTACCAAAATAACAACTGTATCGGCTGTGTGAAGGGTGGGGTGGGGTATTGGAATAAAATACGGGTTGACTTTCCTGACGTATTTCAGAAACGTGCTGAGCAGTCGAGACGCTTAGGTGCGAAATTATGTAACTATCAGGGAAAACGACTTTACTTAGACGAATTGCCGCCAGACGCTGGCAACTATCCGACGGAAATC